GTTCAGAGCTGGTGGGATAAGGTTGATAGCTATGTCAGGGATCATGATGATGCCCCTCTTGGTGGTATTGTAGCAAATACTTGTTTGAATTTCCTTAAGGAGAGAGATGAATATAAGAAATCATTTGAAAGTATGCAGAAGGCTTATGAGCAAGAAGCAAGGAGTGCTGATAGGGTTTTAGAAGAAAAGATCAAATTAAGTAAAGAGATCGAAAAGCTTCATAAAGAAGTTATTGAAGAAGATAGTAAAAAGAGAATTGATAGCTTGTCTCTGACCATTGATAGAAAGAACTTTGAAATAGATGGACTAAAAGCTGAAATTAAGAAGCTCAAAGAAGATATTGTTGATTATGTTATCAAGAAGGATGATGAAGTTAGTGAGCTAAAGAGATCAGAAAATTATTATGTCTGTAATCACTGTGGCTATAAGGTAGCACATAATACAAATCAATGGAGTGGATGTGCTTGTTGTAAAGATGGGTTAATGATTGAGAAAGAGGTTCAGGAGACTGTTGATACTCTTAAAAACATGAAAACTCAAGGCTTTGAAGATTATGATCCGAGTGACTTTGAAGAGCCACAGAAGCAGACTTATTTTCAACCAGCTCATGATGATGCCTATTATCAAGATGCATATGCTCAAAAATCTACTGAGTATCCTGTTCACTGGGGTGGTGCATCAAATCTAGTTCAAAAGGCTCAGGAGTCGACAAAAGATGTTAAGGTTGATCTTGAAAAGCCTTTGGATAAACAGTGTGATAGTGAAGACTCTGTAATTGATTGGATGGCTGATGAAGGTATTCCTAATGATGAAGAAGAATGGAAATGCCCTTGTAATGTCTGCAAGGAAGGTAAGACATCCTGGGAAGAAGCAGCATCTGATTTAGCTCTAAAGGTAACAAAGCTTGAGAAGAAGGTAGAAGAGCTATCACTCATCAAGCTTCAAGAACACAGCAATGATGGTGCTCATTATGCACACTTTAAGAAGCATGGAAAATGGCCATGGCACTGGAATCCAGTTGATTCTCCTAAGGAGTATGATAATCTGTAATATATGCCAAAAGCAACACTGACATACAACTTAGATTCACCAGAAGATCTCGAAGAGTTTGAACTGGCTAATAATGCTAGAAAATTTCACTCTATTCTCTGGGAACTAGATCAATACCTTAGAAATAAAGTCAAGTATCCAGAACAAAATGCTCACGAAGAATATACTGATGCTATGGCTCAAGTAAGAGATGAACTTTGGAAGATAATGGAATCCTTTCATGTAGATTTAAATCAATGAAACCAGAGTGGGAGATAAGAAGTGATGCTGAGGGTAACTTTGATGAGATAGTTGCTGAAGATGTTCAATTTGTTCATTTAGAGAGAATGGATAAAGATCATTTCTGGCTTGGTATGACACTTCAGGATGGTTCAAGAATCACAGCTAATCTCTATATTAATGGGGGTATGCTAAAGTTGAATGCTGAGAGGGAGGAGCCATGAAGCCAACTGTTGTTTGGATTACTGGATTATCTGGAGCTGGTAAAACAAGTGTAGCCAATGCCTTGTATGAAAAGTGCAAAGACCAACACAAGACAGGTCTCATTGATGGAGATGTAATAAGGGCAAAATATGACAAGCTTATTGGCTTTGATATGGAGAGCAGAGAAAGAATGGTGAATGAAGCCATTTATATGGTAAAGAACATGATCTGTTTTCAAAAGGCAGAACTTGTTATTGTTGCTATGATTTCACCTCTTAGATCAATGAGAGATAATGCTCGAGACATATTGACAAAGTACTGTGATGCCAGGTTTATAGAAGTGTATATGGATACACCTCTCGAGATTTGTGAAGAAAGAGATCCAAAAGGTCTCTATAAGAAGGCTAGGGCAGGGGAAATCAAAGACTTCACAGGAATCAACTCGCCTTATGAAGTACCAGGGTTTCCAGAAGTTCGAATTCATCCAAGATCTACAGCTTATGGTGAAATGACAGTTGAACGAGCTGTTGATATAGTTTATAATCATCTCATCTACCCAACATTGTTATGACAAAGAAAACACTACAACCTACTAACGACCTTTATATTCAATTTACTGAAGAAGAGCTTAGTCAAATTGGAGCAGGACCAGGAACTAAATTTTCTGTAAAGCATCATGATGATGGCTCCATCGAGCTTCGTCCTTATGTTAAGATGGAAATTGAGATCTCAGATTGGTCAAGAGAAGTTCTTGAAATGCTCATTACATTATCCTGTGAAAAAGACATTTCGGTAAATGATGTTATTTGTGACCTGTTAAAGCAGTCTCTTGACAACGAAGAACTTGTCAAGGTCTCTTCGAAGGAGCTTCTTCTAGAAAAAGATTATCTATATAAAGCACAGGTCGATCCAAGTACAATTAATAACGATACGAGCATACTAAACGTGTAATATGGATCTATCAAACCCTCTTGAAATTATATTAACTGTTTTCTTGGCAATTTTGTCAATTTATATTATTGAAAGAATTGTTGCTAAGGCTTTTAAGACAGTAATTTTTGGCTTAATACTATTTGTAGGTATTTTTGCGTATTCTTTACATCATCAAGAGCTGCAACATTCCTATAAAAAGTCTTCTACGCGGTTTAATGTACATGATTTAACCGATTACAATAGTTTTAGTCATAAAATTAAATTGTATAAGGACGAAACAATAAAGGACGTCAAATACGATTTTAAGCAAGCTAAGGAAAATCTAAAAAACAAATAGTTGCTTTCTTCTCTTATTGTTTTAAAATAATAATATGAGAAAAATTCTTTTATTTGCAATGCTTTGTATTGCTGGTTGCACGGTTTATACAGAAAAACAATCTGAAGCATTAAGTCAAAACGTATACGCTACAAACGATTCCGTTAATAACGGTCGCGTCGATCTTGCTTATTATTACTCTGCTGAAACAACAAAGCTTGTTAAAATTCCTAAGCACAGAATACCCATTCAGCCCGTTGTTAAAGCAGGAAAAGTTATCAAGGGAGCTAATCCTACTGATTCAACGAGAATAATCGTTGTGCCCGCTCAGTATAAGGGTGATTCCGTTGTTGTTGTAGGGTCAGCTGACTATCAGGAGTTACTTAAAACAAGATCAATCGCCGATCAATTAAAGAAAGATAATGTAAATCTCGCTAAAGCTAAGACCGATACCGATAAAGAGGTACTCAAGCAAAAAGATATGAACAATAAGATGGTTAAGGATTTGAATCACTTACAGCAAGAGATATACAAAAAGGATCTCGCAATTCTCTGGAGAAACATTATTATTGTTACTTTATTTGTACTTATCGCTGGATATATCTACTTGCGAATGAATAAGTTATTTCTATTTTAAGAGAAAAACGCGCAGGCGAGATTAAATATATGTATGGATACTATTGTACATACATTAACATCCGCAGAAGCAGTTATAGCTAGTGAAACAGCTTCTGTATCAAAATATGTAGCTAAGACAGCTCCTGTTGTTCTTGCTAATCTTGAAAATTGGGTAATTGCTAATCCAAAGAAAGCATGTGCTATTGTTTTCTTTGTAGTTGGCTTTATTTTTGGAACTCTCGTATAAGAGTTCTTACTTTTATATCATGAATTACTATTATAATACACGCTCGCCCTATCTCTTTATTCTATTGTATATATATGCCCTATTTTTAGGTTTCTTAATTGGGCAATGCATACTATTTCATCTTGATAAGCCTTGTTTATTTTTCCATTAACGTAAATAAGTAATTCTGAGATGGATGATCTAAAAATATATTATTATATATATGAAATAGTGAATCTTATTAACGGTAAGAATTATATTGGTCAACATACTACGGATAATCTTGACGATGGCTATATGGGCAGCGGTAAAGCTTTATTAAATGCATATAAAAAGTATGGAGTTGAAAATTTTAAAAAAGAGATACTTTTATTTGCTGCTAATAGTGTAGCTTTAAATTTTATCGAAAAATGTTTAGTTACAAAAAATTTTATCGATCAAAATGATAATTATAATTTACGCGAAGGCGGTGGTGCTACTGGTAGGCATTCCGTACAAACTAGATTATTACAATCGCAACGCGCTAAACAGCGATTCTTAATAGAAGCAGGTACTTTTACAGGAAAAACCCATACAATCGAAGTAAGAGAAAAAATAAGCAAAATTCATAAAGGTAAAAAAATCTCTGAACAACATAAAGCTATAATTTCTAAGCGAATGAAAGGGAATAAACAGACTCTCGGTAGAAAACTATCAGCTGAGGAAAAAGAAGTAAGACGTAGAGCATCAATGGGCAATAAATGTAGATTAGGTATACCACATACAGAAGAAGTTAAAAAAAGAATTGCTTTAGCGGGTATAGGTAGAAAATTTACAGCTACAACAATTGCAAAAAGAGTTGCTACAAGAGCTTTAAATAGACAAATAGAACGTTTTTATTGCGCATAATTTATGGAAAGAAGAACATTATTTCAAAAAGAAAATTTTATGGAAGGCAATCGTCAGCGGTGGGTATTTATTTTTCTCGCGCTCATGATACTCATTATTAGTCTCGACGCTCTACATCTTCTCAAAGACCCGACACCGTACTTAACGTTTCTTACGTTTTTAGCAGGTTCGTTTATATTAGGCTATTCAGGTACATCTGTAATGCAATTATTTCGATCTAGTAGTGTGACAGAAAATCAAAACGTCGATCAACACGTTGAAGAAAATAGGAACATTAATGAAACAAAGGATATTAGCTTAAGCGAGCAAATATTAACAAATAATGCAAAGGAAAACGACTATAATATACAGGAGTTAGGAATATGAAACAACCAACACCTGAAGTATTAAATCTTATTCTAGAATATGAGGTAGGAGGCGGAAAATCTTATTATGACAAGCTGCTATCGCACCCTACTTGGCCGGGTGGTGCATCAGGCACTACATTAGCTATAGGTGTTGATTGTGGTTACTACTTACCAGATGAATTAGCAAAGATATTCTACTTTTTACCGGCTAATCAGCTCGATGCTGTTAAGAAAGCGTCAGGCAAAACAGGTCAAGCTGGGAAAGACTATGTAAGACAAATCAAGCCTCTTAATATTACAGTAACCTGGGATCAAGCTATTGAGATATTCAATACTCTTACATGGCCTAAATTTGCTAAACTCGCAGAACGTACATTTCCAGGATTAGATCAATTATGTGATAATGCATACGGTGCATTAGTATCATTAATTTTTAACAGAGGAACGAGTCTTTCTGGTTCTAGTAGAGCTGAAATGCGTACGATAAAAGAATTAGTACCTAAGAAGGACTATAAGGGTATAGCTGAAGAACTGCGTTCGATGAAACGCATCTGGGAAGGTAAGGGCCTAGATGGATTGCTAGCCAGACGTGATGCGGAAGCAGCTTTAGTTGAAACCTGTGCGTAAATGAGCAACTTAATTAACGAATTCTTTGATTTTAACGGGCCATGTCCTGATAATATCCCTAACTGTCAAGGACTTCGTGAGCAATATCAAAAAGATATACAAACAGTACGCAATGCTAATTGTAGGCCATGTGCTGAAACAAAAATAAAGGTCAAGTATATGGAAATAGTCTGGAACGCCTTTATGGAAACTCTAAGTTAAGGGATATGTTTGAATGCTCTATAGTATTTATAAAACTTTGATGCATGGGTACGCTCAAAATGACGTGCATCGACCTCGCATTCATTCCTATAATAAGCGTTTGTATTTCGTTCGACATCTTCATCAGTGTAATTAATCTTTGATGAACCTACTTTGTATACTCTTGATTGCATCCAATGTCTGAACTCATGAAGAAAATGATTAAAGAAAGCTCTCTTTCGTTGTATCTTTGATGGGCGATTGCTAGGCGTAGGGTTACCGCATAGACGTATTTTATCTGTCTTAAAGGTATAGTCGCTAAATTCTGCATTATGCATAATTTGCAATGTTAAGACCTTACGCCTTGTACTTATCGTAGGTTCAAGCTCAGCAAAGAGCAGAGAAATAGCAGCCTCCATGGCATTTAAGTCGACATTGTTCTCCTTAAACCACGGAACAGAGTTCTTTGTAGGCTTTAGCTTGAATACAATCATAATGGATTATTAGCTATATATGGTATAATATATTATAGTAATGGAAAACACAACTGAAAATAATGACGTAATCGAAGTAGTCACGGAACTTACAGTATCTGATGTAAAAACACTGGATTTTATCCTTGATGCGTGTTTGAATGCAAAGATGTTCGCTGATCAGAGCACACCTGTCGTTGAACAATTAAGTACAAAGCTTAAGCAGCTTGTTCTTAATTTAGAACGCTCTTCGTAGGAGATGTTGGTTGACATTATTCCTAAATATATGTATAATGTCAGCATTAGCATCTATAGCTTCGGTTTGTGAGGAGTTTACAGATACTATTCTTGTAGACAAAAAAAAGAATAGTATTATTGTCAATGTAAAGAAGCAATGGTTTGCTACACTCAATAAGCGTCTTCTGTCGATGCACTGTACCCTAGTTCATAAGACGCCTATCAGTTCCGGTTACACCTGTACATACGTTTATTCAGAGTAGACGTTGATATTAAGCGAGACATCTGTTATAATAACCGGATATGCTAGTTTTTGACCCTATAGCTCACTCCTATAAAAATGAATTTACAGGAGAAATCTACATGTCCGCTTCAGCTGTTCTCGCTAAATTTAAGAAACCGTTTGAAGCTGATATTATTGCCGAACGTGTAGCAAAAAAAAGAAAGTGTACTATTGAAGAAGTAAAGGCTGAATGGAAGCAAGCAAATGATTTTAGCAAAACCTATGGTACCGAGATCCATGCTGCTATTGAACAGTACAACAAGATGGGCACTTATGATATAAAATATGTCGATATCATTCAAGCATATATTGATCTCGATCTTATTGATGCAAAGCGTGACAATATTTTATCCGAACAACAAGTATATAATCATGAATATAAAATTGCAGGAACTGCGGATATTATTCGTTTAGAGGACAAGGGCGGATTTAGTATTTTTGATTTTAAGACAAATAAAAAGTTTAATCTTTATAGTCAGTATAATGACTACCTACTTTCACCTGTGGATCATCTCCCTGCATGTGAGTATTCAAATTACGCTCTTCAGCTTTCTCTTTATGCTTTTATGTATCAGGGAATTACCGGTCGTCGGGTTAATCAATTAGGTATCATATATTTTGACCGTGAAGCTTGTAAATTTACTCATTATCCGATAAATTATATGAAGCATGAAATTCTTTCTATGCTCAACCACATTAAAACTAAATGAAATTTATTGATCAAATTCTTCAAAATAGTCAGATTAAAGAAGCTAAGCTCTACGGTCCCTCAAAAAAAGCAGCCGAAAGACCAGAAACAGGTGTCACTATTCAGACGCCTGCAGCATTTCATGTTATTAAGGATTGTGCCACACTAGCTTACAAATATCTACCTCACTTTGTTTTTGGGCATTACGCCAACCCTTTTGAGGTATTGAAGGGGAAGTTTACACGAGAGGATATAGCTGAATTTGTCAATGAAGCAAATTCTGATATTGTATTAAATCAACTTCTCGCTCTTATTGTTGGAAAAATAAACTCAACTTTACCGCAATTGGTTCAAGCACCCGTGTCACCTGTAAGTAATATTACAACCTCATCAGATCCCTATGGTGATTACGAATCATATGGTGATATTACACCTGTAGTGAGTCAGGATACAACTACTTTATTATGCAACGCCTTTGGTGTTCGGTAATAAATAATTGAGAAAATGAAATTGTTAACTCCATTCCTAAAGATTCAAAATCAGCTAAGAATCTTTCATTGGCAGACCTCTAGTTATGCTCAGCACAAGGCTTTTGGTAAAGCTTATGAAAATCTTGATGGATTTATCGATGAGTTTGTTGAAGTTTTTATGGGTAAGTATGGTCGCTCTAAAGCTGCTACTAGCTACAGCATTGAATTAGATAATCTCGGTAGTGATTATCTTGAAGTTGTTAATAGTTTTATCGCCTATCTTATTAATATTACCAATGAAGTTGATCCTGTTAACGACACCGATCTTCTTAATATTCGCGATTCAATGCTCGGTGAGCTTAATCGTCTAAAATATCTTCTTACGCTTAATTAGGCATTAACGTCGTATCCCCAAGTATACGTATTATCGTTAATATTAACGCGGCCTGCGGCAGAGCCAACCGCTGTATAGGTATCAAAATACGGATTACCAACTCTCACACCATTTGGTAATTGGTTGCTAAAGTTTATATTGTAAACGTCCGTTGATGGCTTGTGCAAGGTACAGGTTATATTGTGTACTGTATTCTGCGTATATTGGAAACGTGTTGTGATTATATAGAAGCAGTTAGCTGTATCTTTTCCAAGATATGTAAGTGTAAATAACCCGGTTTCTTTACTGTAGTTAAGAGTCGGCTTTTCAATTCTTACTATATTTAACTCCAATCCTTTTCCGTATAAGGAGAACGCGCTCAACTCATTAAAAGTTAAGTCATTGTCATTTTTCTGTGGGAAAATTTGATTTATTTGCTCGGTAACCAAATCAAGTGTATATATCGTCGGATATATAGCTTTGTAATTTGAGGTGCTTAGATTGTTGCGATGCAACGTGGTGACTGCCACGGTAAGTAAATTTGTACTTTCGTCAAACCAAACGGTTGAAAACTTCTCAAGCTCAGACTGATCACCGCGACTTATGATGATAGGTGGTGTTTGTGAAGTTGTAATAGCATTTACATCATAATCATATTGTAACTTATTAAAAATCAAATAGTTTTCTGTTTCAATCTGTAGGGTATCGAAGTAAACATCAAAATTAATCGTGTTACTGTAAACTTCGTTTTGTATAGTACTGGGTAGAGCAGCAAAGACCGCGCTTAATGCAGTTGATAGCGGACCGGTGAAGGTACTGCTGGCGTTTCTAAAGTAAAACTCACCGTGCTCAATATTTTTCGTGTAGTAGAGTGTATTCTTTGTTATATTAACACCGGAGAGTGATTGATCGAGAACGGTGTCGGTATTGGCAAGTCGCGAGTTAACAAAGTTTGTTGGTTCATTATATTGATAGCTGTATGTGATTACATCACAAGGCCCTGCGTTAATATTATAGTCCCAGAACACACCACCATCATAAGTATCAGTAATATAAAAATTGTTTATACCGTTGCTTAAGAATTGAGCTTGATCGACAAAATTCGCTACTCCTGTTGGACTGTCGGGTTGCGGTGCGCCGTCAGCGAGAGTGTTGTAATAAAGATATGAGTTGGTCGGTGTATAGCCATCTTGATCACTCGGGGTATCGGGTAGAAGAGTGTTATCAGGTTTTGTGAATGTCACGCCGTCACCTACCGAGCAACTATAAGTATCGGGGTTAGCAAATCCATATATTGCATCGTTTGTTTTAAAATCATAAGACTCAAGCATCAGTGCTATCCCACCATCATTAAATGTAGCTCCATTATCTAGGTACTTTGTACCGTATATAGTTGTTGTGGGTTGTGTATTGTAAATTGGTATATTACCACTGCTATCGACGCGTTCGTCGATACTTGTTTTTAATACAACACCGGAATAGTTAAGAGTTGTTCCATAAGGAATATAGTTGACATTCTGTACATTGGTCTTGGCTGCATACCAACCAGGCCAGTTTATGTCCGCTGCGGTTAAATTAAAGACAAAGCTATCAAAAACAAAATCTAAATATTTGGTAGCTTGTGTAATAGTATTAAATTGTTTATTTACAGCAGATTTATAAAGACCGTATTGATTACCGTAAATATCGCTTTTAAACTGTACGAGGGTTTTATTTATTGGTAGAAGCGCACTCTCTCTTCGATCAATAGGAAATTGATTAATTGGTTCGAGCGGGTAAACGTCAATATTGCTCCATATTGTATCTTGATCACCGGTAAAAAAGTCTTGAGGATCGGCATATCGTTGAATACCAAAATCAGTATAATTTAATGTTTGCTCTCGTGTCTGATATGCTC